CTATAGAGACATCAAACTGATGGTTAATTTCTATAAGTGATTGATTCCTCGAAAGATGGTCTTAGCCTAGTAGTAAGAGTACTAGGATAACGACCAACAGGATGTCAGCGAGGGAAGAGCGAGAGTGAGGTTTTAGACAGCGAAGGGCAGCGAGAGGAATCGAGAGGAGGCACAGCGGGGAAATGGCGCGGACACACCACGGGCACAGCAGGGAGAGATTTGGGCACACTCTTAGACACAGTGATGCGCTAATGAATGTGCCCCGAAGGAGGAAACTATTGATTTACAAAGGGTATCTCATGTCGGTCATGTGATGCTCCTGTTGGCCGCGCGAGGACGACCCCATCCTCGGGGCGTCTTAGTTACTCTTTGAGAAACCCTTAAAAATCAACTAGATACAGCCTTAATTTCTGTACCATCCGGTTCATTTGATGCCTCTTTTGAGTCCCATTCGGGCACACTGAGGGCACAATCTTTTGCAAGAATATCAGCCACACCACGGAGACCAGCAGCGCTCACGTGGATGTACTTCTGGGTAGTCTTCATGTTCTTGTGACCGAGCATGTGTTGAATCAGCGGGGCACTCACGTTGGCGTCAGCCAGCCTGGAGCCTACCGTGTGCCTCAGGGTGTGCATCACGAACTCCTTATCCTCAGCGAACCCCATCTCAGCTCTCACCCAGCGCCACGCTCGGGATGCTTGGGTGGTACTGACCATACCGAAGGGCTTCGAGAGGTGGGCCCGCTTGGTGAGGACCTGGTGGACCAACGGAGTCATCGGGACAGCCCTGGGCTGCTTGTTCTTGGTGACCCACAGGATGATTTGACGCTCCTCCAGGTCAAACCCCGCACGGGTCAGGCTGAGGGCCTCGTTGAGGCGCATCCCGGTGTCCGAGAGTACACGGATGAGGTCCGCTACGTCCTTGTAGACCTCCAGCGGGCCCTTCTCAAGGCGTCTGATGGCTTCCTGAACTTCCTCACCTGTGAACCTACGCTGGCGGCCCTCGTAGACCTTGTGGCGCACGATGCGGGGCTTCACCAGCTTGTCGAATCCCCAGTGGTCGATGGCTTCGCTATAGAGGACCAAGAGCGGGGACACGCGCTGATTGATGGTGCTCCCTGCCTTCCCCTCACTCGCCAGCTTCTGCATGTATTCAGCGATGGCTACTTGGTCGATGGTGGCCAGCTTTCGAGTCTGCCCAAAGTGCTCATACAGAGCTCGCTGGTTCTTCTCGATGGTCCGCATATCTGGGCTGTCCCGCCACGGTTTGTATTCTCGCAGCGCGCGAGTATAAGCCTCGTGCAGGGATGGGCCGTAAGAGGCTGGGTCTTGTTTAGCCTCCTGCTCCTGCCTGATGCCCGCCAAATGCTTGGCCATGACCAGCTGGGCTTCCTTCTTAATCTTGGTCTTGGTGGACTTGCGGACTCGCTTGCCATTCTCGGTGACTGTGAAGTACCAGAACGGACTACCTTCCCGTTGATAAACTTCAGACATGATTGGTCTCCCACTGGGTAAACGAAAAAGAGCCCCTTTCGGGGCCCATCACTTACTGAATCTCTCAGGCTGCTTTTGCGGCCCTCTGTCTTACGAACCTACCGAGCTGCTCATCCACACGCGATAGGAACTGTTGTCCATCGTCTGTAAGGCTCACAATCTTCCTGCTGTAGTTCGCTGGGTCCTCTTCAGTCTGCAAGAGGCCCAGCCCTGGGCCCATAGAGGCGTTACCACGGCCTAACGCTGCCACACTGCGGGAGACCACAGCCTGACCCAATCCGGTGGCCTCCTGGAGCTCCTTAAGGGACCTCCCAGGGTTAGCCGCAACTTCAGCGAAGATGAGCACTGTGTTGGGCGGTACATCCTGCTTGTCCATCTTTTCGGCATACAACTGTCGAAACATCTGCAAGACTTCCGCTGCCACGTGTAGAGCCGTAGTGCTGCTCATCTTTCCTTCCTCATTTAGTTATGTTCTAACGGCCCCGCCATAATCAGCCAGCGCCGGAAAATAAGAATCTGAATGCCTCCGGTGAACTCATCATTGAGGTATTCAAACCAGGGTATTGCACGGCCATTCCGCTCTATGTAGTCGCGGCAGAAATGGACCCCGTAACCTGCAAGTGACAACAGCATACAACAGTTCCTCGTTGGGGAGTAATGCGAAAGTGGATGACTTGCTCGTATTTGTTAAAAGTTGCAACAAGTCTTGCCTGCATCATAAGGGTGCGCTGGTCACACTCCGTTATGAATTGTCCCTATGACTTCCTCCATTGTCATAGCGTTGACATGTGTTAGACAAATGGGCCCTGGCCTTGCCCAGCTTAGGATTGGCGGATTCCACTTAAAAAGATGCAGAATTCCGTCATGTATTCCAACCTAGTGTTTCCATTACAGTACTTAGTGCAAAAGCCTTACGAAAATCCTCAGGCACTGAGGGCTTTCTTAAGACTATTGTCGGGGTTCATCCAGACACCCCGCGTCTCTTTCATACAACTTTCCTACCGAGTTTTATTACTGGGCCTTAACTTGTGCGAGTAATTGTTACTGAACCTTGGGCCGTAATCACTCGCACACTGAGCTCCCCTGGGCCTAACTGACCCGTGGCTAGCTGGGCCTTCTCAGCTTCCGTGAATCCGAGTAGGCAGGCAGCCATCCGGGCAGCTTCAAAAGCATCACGCTTCAACCGGAACCGCGCTTGACACTTGTAGCCCCTCACGGGATGAGCTTCTATCAGGTACGGCATATGAACCCCTCTAGGAATCGATTGGAGGCCCGTAGCGCCCTCGGAAGACTTCCCCTAGTGGAACACTACAGGCAAACAAAAGGAGCCGCTCCTGGGCTTCTATATGGGTACTAGCGGCTTCATCCGTTTTATGGAGGATGGCGGGCTTATCTCAGGCATAGCGCGTTACCCCTGCGCGCGTTGTTGGCTCCCTGGTGATGCGATAGTTGCCAGGAAGGGAGACCGAGACAGGGCCGCCCATCGTGTTAGCGAGCTCCTGCGCCATGTCCGAGACCATCGATTGGATGAGCGGGGCAGTAGGCACCCCAGCGAGGGCATAGGCGCGCGCAGAGGAGAGCATTGGGAGTGCGCTGGGTCTCATCAGCGATACTGCTTCGCCATGAATTCGGCAGCGCCATATCCAAAGATGCGATTGGAGACAATCGAAGTGTCCTGCTCCACAAACCAGTCGCACTCGTCAAGCGTGTACCCCTCCTCGTCCACGCGATGCTTTCCAAAGGCGCTGTATTGGTTACCCAGAACACGCGCCGTCTCTTCCGCTTCCGCTTTCGTGGCAAACGGGCCCGCTACGGTGTAAATCGTCATGGCGTTATCTCCAAAGGGTTACTAGCCGAATCGCTAGCTGAGACCTACAGGCAGTCCTATAGGGCTTAGCTAACGCTCCCCTGCATGTGTGCATGGGATGCGCTAGTGGATGGCTTAGACGCAACGAATCCAGAAGACGTGGCCGAAGAGCGTCACCTCGGTGTAATCCTGCTTGGCTTCCTCTGCTGCTGCTTCATAGTCCATCTTCATGTGGCGGAAGGGCCATTGACCACCCTTGAGCCCTTCGGGCATCTCATAGCAGTCGTTGATGAGCTCCTCAATGTAGGTCACGAAGTAATCATCCGCGATGAGGGTCTCTCCATGCTCCCAGTCTGCATAGCCTTCGCACTCTTCCGCCAAGGTCTTGAGCTCTGCTAGTTCTTCCTGCTCCAGGCTGTCCAGGCCCATCGTCCCGCCCAGGGTTACCCAGTAGACCCAGTTACCATGCTGTGCGGAAAACTCTCCAGACTGCAGGTTGACATCCTCAGCAAACGCAGCGAGCTCTTCGGCCTGCTCTTCAGTCTCAGCTGAGTCTTCCTCAAACTTGACCATGGAGATGATGTAGTTCTTGGCTTCCTCTGCGCTCTCAAACTCTGCGGGGTCGCTATCGGGCATGTATCCAGGCATATTGCAGCCTGCCACCCAGCGCTCCGTTACCTGACCTTCGAGCTCTTCAATACGGGCGATGATGTCGCGTGAATCCAGTACGTCTGCGTTTTGGTCGATTGCATTGTTCATGGTTCGATACTCCTCTGATTAGCGATTGTTGGTAACTTCAAACAGTTCAGGCACAGCAGCATCCTGCAGGGCCCTGATGGCGTCTTCGAGGGTATCGAAGCGGGCTATTATCTTGTGAGACAGACGGTGGATTAGGGTGTACATGGTCAAAGCCCCAAGGCGGTCAGTTCATCAGGCGTGAGGTTACTAATTCCAAACTCGTCCAACGTCTGTCCACAGTTGTATACCTCCCCGGTATCATCTTCGATGATGAGATAGCCATCCATGTCAATACCTATTACTTTCATGATTCTGTTCCTCTAGTGGATTACTATAGTCAAGCTACTGGGTCACTACCTGCCAGCAGCTATTATCCTTTTGGTTCTCTTACGGTACGGGAGGCCCATGTTAGACATCCCTCACAATGCGGATAACTTCCCCATGTGGAACACCTTGGTACTCAAAGTAGCCCAGCGTGAGCTCCTGAGCGTGACTAGCGGTGTCCGCGTGGGTAACTACTGTCATCTGGCGGCCATCAATCTTGAGGGTGACTCGATAGCGGTTCATCTCTTATTCGCCTTTGATCTTGAGAACCAGGAAGCCCAGGCCAATGAAGACAGGCGAAGCGATGAGGGGCAGTGCGATAAGAGCGAGTGCCAGTTCCGTGTACATGCTGAGCTCCTTAGGTCAGTGCAGCGTGATCGGTGCTGCGATGGGATGGACTGTAAGTGTTCCACTAGCGGATGTCAACACCTTTCGCATGAAAAAGCGAAACGAACAGATGAGCCACGACAAGCCTTCCTTATGTTGGTCAATGGGTAAGTAGCCAGGATGGTCTAACAGCGGCTCCTAGGGCTTCCTATGCGGTCCTAGTGGCATCAGTGGATGGACTGAAGGGTGACTGAGGGCAAAACAAACAGGTGTGCTCACACACGTACACGAACATATGAACAGTCATTCATATGTAACGAAAAAAAGGGATAGCTAGCCCGATGACTTGGACTGACTATCCCTTATGGAATGTGGTGATGCGGCGCTGCTGTGACTGACAAAGGATTACCAATCCTCAGTCAACCCAATGGAATCAATGACTTAGCTCGTGCTGTGCCCATCAGTGTGCCCAATGCTGGCCTCATGATGCCTGATGGGTGCCATGCGGTGCCTGGAGGAGGGCCAGCTAGAGGCCATGAGGTTGCCAGGATTCGGAGGGGTGCACGGGGGGATTTTGGCCCGCTGACTTTATCAGATACCCTCTCAGATTTTTCCTCAGAACATTTCAAGGTACACTTCAGTCACCCAATGGGAGACCCTACCGTGCGCCTACTAGCTTTCCTTCTGATGCCTTCTGCCACCCTCTCAGGGATGAGAATGGCGAGTGTGACCAATGATGGTACCTACTTCTATCTAGGACTGGGTATTTCTCTTCTGTGTGCTGTGTACGTGTACAAGACTAGGAAGAGGCCTAAGCCAATCGGGAGGCCATCATAAGGGCATCTATAGACTACCCTAAGGTATATCTATAGTTAATCATTAGGAGGAGGATTATCATCCTCTGCGAGAGTGAGGTTATAGATTGGGAAACTGGCCTCTCAGCCAGTCCCCACGGCCCTCACAGGCTACCAAGAATCACCCCAATTGTCATCCGCTGGGGACATCCCCAAGACATGATCTGAGAACTTCTGGAGCTCCAGCCTGAGCATCTCAGCCCGGTGGTCATCGAGGACCTTCTGGGTGTCCTTGTCCATCTGCTCCACCCAGTACGCCACGGCCATAGCGAGAGCATCAAGGCGGTCATCCTTGGCCAGAGCGCCACGCTCACGGGTAACTCGGGAGAGCTGGTAGAAGAGCTGGTACAGGTGCTTCTTCTCATCAGCGTACTCATTGTAGTTCTGGAGGTCACGCTGGATTACTGCCTCATCGATGACCAAGCGGTGCTGGTTCATCACCGGTTCCATCACGTCAATGATGCGCTTCTCCTTCTGCTGGTTGCTGCGGACCTCTTCAGTTGTCACTGGGTAGGTGCGGACCAGGAATGGAGTAAGGAGCTTGGTGAACATGCCGTCACCGAAGTTGGACTCAATGATGACCTGCTTGACCTTGAACTTCTTAGCGAGGTCAGCGAGAGCCTGCAGCGTGTCATCCTCATAGCCGCCCTTGAAGCCCCCAGCAGCGAGGACATAGAGGTAACCGTTGAGCATCGCCACCACAGCATATCCGGTCTCATCAGAGCCACGCCCTGAGGGGTCAATGGCCATCACGCAGCCTTGGTAGTCGGTGAACTCCTTGGCCATGAAGAGGGGCCGATACCACTGGTCTCCAGCCATGCCCACCGAGTGGAGGTCCTTCACGAGCTGCTCAGGTCCCGAGGCCCAAGCGAGCTTGACCGGAGCAATGTCCACACTCAGATTCAGCACCATGAGGTCTGCAATCTTGAGGGGGTACTTGTCCATGTCGGAGAAGCTCGTATCCAGCATGAACTGCATCGCAAAGCCAGAGCGGCCATAGGATGCTTCCCGTTCGAACAGGTCGAGGTCATGGAACCGATTGGGCTCCACTGGTGCCCCACGGTTACTGCAGGCGGTAGCCAGAGCGGGATTCTTGGCCAGTGCCTTGGTGATGAAGGGAGCCAGCCGGTCACCGTAGCGAGCCTGAAGGGCAGCACTAGGGAACCGAGCAGGCCACACTCGCATCACGTAGCCCCGCTTCGGGAGCTCGTTGTAGAGGCTCATCTCGGTCTGAGGGGTGCCCAGATAGGTGATGACCCCGCCAGGGACCAGCACTGCATCGAACTCCTTCACTGCCTCCGAGAGCTTGTCTCGCATGGTCTGGGTCAGGGAGTTGCCCGGAACCTCAACGTCATCAGCAATGATGTGCGTAGCGCGGCCGCCAGTGAGCTGGCCAGTGATGCCCACGGAGCGAACTGAGGGTGCCTGGTGAGCTGAGCTTGGTCCCACATCGAAGGCGATGTTTGAGTCCCGCTGACCCTCTCTAGGCTTCAGGTAGTGCAGCAGCGGCATCTCAGCGATGAGCCGCTTGACGAACACGGAGAACGCATCAGCCCGCACCTTGGATGCAGAGACCACCAGGATGCGTTCTTCGGGGTTACAGTAAAGGAGCCAGAGGACATAGGCGGCTGTGATCCACGACTTGCCTATGCCCCGGAAGGCCTCCACGATGCGCCGCTTGGGTCCCTGCTGGAGGAACCTAGCGATGTCGTATTGGACTGGGGTAGGGGTGGGCAAGTTAAGGTGCTGCCACACCATGAAGAGGAAGTTTCTGAAGTCTTGCTTCAGGGGGTCTACGGCTTGTTCTGTCATTGACTCCAGAAAGCGTCAGGAGGCCACATACACCCTTCGTATGGTTCCACTAAGGGATGCGTATGGGTAAGGGATTGGAGCCCCGTAGAGGGGCTGTAATGCGGTCTTAGCCAGTGGCCTGTTGCTGGTACTCATCGTCCTCTCCCTCACCACCAACGTGGCCAGGGAACGGGAGAACAGAGGCAAGGTTCTGGAGGGGCTTAGAGGCCTCAGGAAGGGCTTCGATGCCGTTGTCCTTTAGGAAGCCCTTGGCCACGTTTGCGATGGCAGCAAGGCCCTTCAAATCCTCTGGATCAGTCTTTCCCTTGTAGGCCTTGATGGCGTCAGCGAGGGTTTCCGCAATGAGGCCGTGAAGGGAGTTGAGTGTGTCCTTGGAGGCTTGGCTCATTGCTGCGACTCCGAGGCCATGCCGAGCTTGGAGCGCACGAGGTCTTCAAGGAAGTGAGTGCCGAAGATGGCCAGCGCTGCGGAGACTCCACAGACGGCTTCCGTGGGGAGATTCGGGAACACAGCCACGGCAGCGGACGCCACCATGCTGAGGCCTGAGCCAACCACTACACGGCCAGCCACGCGCTTCATGTTCATAGGCTCGCCTTCAGAGAGGAGCTTGCCAAGGGTGATGGCTGCTCCGATGCCAGCGAGGGTTAGGAGGGTTTTGGTGTGTTCTGCAAGTTGCATAGAGATGCGCGCGGAGGAAGAGGGGATGGCCCCGATAGAGAAACTACCGGGGCGCTGAGGGACTACTCAGCCCAAGCAGGGACCCAGTAGTTAATGCCATCGTGGCTCAGAAGGAACCACTTCGAGGGCTGACCTTGGTTGTTGGTGCCGGGCTTGTTACTGCCGAGAGCTGCAGTGGTGGTCCCGCCGGTCTGCCACGTACCATCAATCTTCAAGCGGCTGTTGATGAACACGCCACCGGGCAGGGTGCCCATGCCGTTGTCATCCACCGCGAACTTGGTCACGCTGCCGACCGTTCGGACCAGCGGGGTGCCAATCGAGAGGATGGACTTGTTGCTGGACGTGCAGGTATCCGAGAGAGCACCCGCAATGTTCGCTTCGAAGTTCGCATTGATGTCCACTTGCTGAATTGCTCCAGCGAGGACAGCACCGTACAGCGTGTTGCCATTGACGCGAACGCCAGAGAGGATCAGGCTACGTACCGTACCAGCGCCTGTGATGCTCAGGCCGTTACCCAGATTGGTGTCAAAGCTGCCACCCACGAGGGTAATCTTGCGGATGGTCCCGCCCGAAGCGGTAACAACCGAGAGGCCATCCGAGGAGTTGGCAGACAGGAGCAGGCCATCAGTCTCACAGTCGAAGATGGTATCTCCGGATTGCGGTGCGAGCAGGAGACCGCTCAGGCAGTTGGTCAGTAGACAGTTGCCCGTGAACTTGACCTCCGTGGCAGCCTTGACCGAGATGGCTGGGTAGGGGAGCTTGCCCGTGAAAGCGCTGGACTGGTTGGAGCGGACGTTATGCGCCAGCAGCTTCCCAGCTTGGACATCGACAAGACGGCAGCCGGAATCGATTCGGACAGCATTGAAGGCCCCATTGAAAGCATTCACGTTGTCCAGCTTCGTGGTTCCCGAACTGACCAGCCACTTGTAATAGTCCTGCACCCAGCAGTCCCGGAAGCTGGTCTCGTAGCCAGCCTGCAAGCTGAACATTGCTCCACCCACGCTGGCTCCATGCATGAACTGAAGGCCCTCAAACTCCATCGCATCGGACAGGACTACGGCAGTCCCAGAGGTCAGAGTGCTCTTGAGCTCCGTCACCCGCTTACCCGCACCCACGAACTTGATGGCCCGATAGGTGTTCAGGGAGGTGAACAGGAAGTTGCCAGCGGGGAAGTACAGGACCCCACCGAGGGACCCAGTGATGTCCTTCAGATGGATGGCGTCAAGAGCGAGCTGAATCGCAGCAGTGTCATCCGTAACCCCATCACCCTTCGCACCGTAGTCCCGAACGTTGGTGTAATCCCGCATCTTGTCTTGGAAGGTACGCAAGACAGCGCCGGGACCATCAGCGATGAAAGAGCCCACACCGCCAGCGACGCCAGCCAGGAGCTGCTCTGCTTGATGTCGAGCGGTGTCCACAGCGTTCGCTGCGGCCGCAACCGTGAAGGCCCGTTCCGACGCATCGCCAGCGGTGGCATAGGCTCGCTCCGCAACGTCCCCAGCGTCCGCATAGGCCCTATCGGCAGTTGAGTTGTTGGAAGATACCTGGTCCACGTAGTTCTTCGTGGCGGCATCAGCGGGATTGATGGGGGCACCGAGGTTGACGATTCGGTTACCGAGCGCGTTATACGTGCCGGGGAATAGGTAGCCCAGTTTGGTGCCTGCCTCGTCCAGAGCCTCCTGCATCGTGAACAGGAGCTGCGTGGTCTCCAGGTTCAGGTCAGTCTCAGTCAGCGTGGAGCCGTCTTGAAATGCGACGCTTGCGGGGGTCTTCGGGGTATTTCGACGGATTTCTACCGTGGTGCCTGACGCGGCAGTGAGGCTGATAGCACCAGCACTGATCCACTGGAAGCTCGATGTGAGTACGTCATTTACGCGGACCTCCACGTGGTCCTGCGAGATGTACGGGAACGGCACGGAGAAGGGGGACTGGCCGCCCGTGCCTGCATAGGAAACGCGAGAATACATAGAACCCCTAGAGAGTGGGCTGGCCAGCAAACGTGGCCGTTATTGAATTGACTTAAGTGGCCTGCTGAAGAAGCCACTTGGTGAACTGCGGGTTGTCCTTGAGGACAGCGTGAAGCCCGGTTGCAGCAGCGAGAACGAACTTCTCCTCAGCCTTGTGTGACAACCTAACGCCCATCTGGAAGATGACCGCGTGGAGGACCTCATGGAGCACCACGTCAACTTCCTCCCCGGAAGGGAGGCCGTCCATGATGTCGATGCGCTGGAGCCCGTTGAAGCACAGCCCGAAGCTGTCCTCCATATCCTCTGCGGGCTTATATGAGATGGAGTGGGGTTTCCCCAGAATGCTGACACTCTGGGGTCGTGCTTCCTTCTTGGCTGACACAGGCCTACGGCTTAAGGAGTTCTACGGAGAAACTTTCGAGAACTATGGACTCAGTGGTGGTAGCCAGCTGGCCAGTAATGACAAGCTGCACATCAGCTGAGGTGTCCACTGAGCTCGTCACGAGTGCCGTTGAGGATGAGCCGAGGCTGGCTGCGGGGGTATTAGCGAATCCCACCTGTGAAGCCTGCGAGCCTCGATTGCGGATGAGAGTTAGCTCCTGAGCCGTGAGAGCCGCTCCGAGGGCCACCGCCATGTACTGAGCACCAGTCAGCCCACCGAAGCGAACCCGGAGGGTCTTGGTGTTGGCGCTGTTGGTGACTGACCACAGGGAGTGAACTCGGACCACGCCATAAGGCCCCATTGAACCGCCAGGGATTACGATGCTGGCTAGTACGGTCTCCGCAGCAGTGCCAGTCACCGAGGACTGGACGGCTGACTGACCGAGAACGATGGGATGCTTGCTGCCTCCCGATTGGTACTGAGGGTTGTAGCTAATAACCACAGCAGCGTTCAATGCTGGAGCACTAGCGAAGGTGACGCCGAAAGGGTCCTGCGATGACAGCGTGGCTGCACTGCCGCCAACGGTAGCGGTAGCCAGCTGGTCATGCACAGGGAGGGGGAAGCGGGTGGTTACGCCATCCCCGTAGGTTGCCAGAAGAGGCATGTAGAAATGATCCTTAGTTAGCGGGACGCGGTTTGAACTTCGGGAAGTTGCTGCTAATCATGTCGTTGACGTTTCTCATCCCGAACATGTTTCCTCCGGGAATCGAGTAGAGGGCATCACGCATATCCTTCTGGGTAATCGTGTTGGTGCTGAAAGGGTTCAACACCGTGCCCGCCACCTGACCCGCAGACATCAGCCGCATGGCTTCAGTCATCGTGGGGGTGATGAAGAGATTCCGATTGTCCGTGTTAGCGGTGCCGTTGGTGAACAGCGTCTGGCCACCACTGATGGGGTTGTAGACGGTTTCCATCAGGTTAGGCATGAGGCCCAGCACAGGCATCCGGGGAATAGCACCCCAAGCGATTGCAGCCGGGGATAGCTTCTCCTTCAGCTTGTCTGGGTCGTGAGCGTAGTTGATGGACTGCTGCAGCGAGTACTCCAAGGCAGCGCCAACGAACGAGAACGCCCACTGGACAAACGTAGTGGAGTCCCGATAGTGGAGACTCTTGAGGAACTGCTTGGCATGACCAGCCAGCACGAAGGTCTTCAACTCCGTGAAGATTTTACCCACGGTGGTGTGCATGAACGGGATGGACTCCCCGATGTCATGGTCCTGAATGGCATCACGTACCTCACGCGAGAGCAGCAGTTGGAACTTGCTGTAGGTCTCTGGGGCGTTGCGGCTCCAGTCCTCCCAGTTCACGGCCTGCGCTGCGCCGTTCTTCGGGTCCATCTCGGTGTACTTCTTGAGCGCCGCGTGTACATCAGGCTGGTCATCGTAGGAGACCCCCTGGTGCGTCATACGCTCCCGCTGCTTCTCCGACATCTTCGCGCGCTCCGTGGCGAAGTCCAAGTGCTTCTGGACCATCATCCGGGCGGTGAGGTTGCGGGAGGCTGCGGTGACGTGCGAGTTCCCCGAGAAGTGGTCTACGATGTGCGATAGCGTGTTTCCTGCGTTCTCATAGCGGCTCAGTCCACGGTCATAGGTGTAGTCCGTAATCTCATGCTGCCGTGAGTAGCCTGCCACGTGCTCCCGACCGAAGCCGGTAATCATCTCGATGTCCTTTGCGAGCCCCAGTGTTGGCTCGTGGCCGCCACGGAAGCTCCGGAGGATGCCCATGAAGGTAGGCATATGCAGCCGCATGGCACGGACTGAGGACAGTGCAATTGCGTTCTTCATCTCCAGCGCCGCCATTAGACCAAGCTGGCCGAGCATCGTGGAGCGCGTCACAGCCCGAGAAGCGGACAGGAAGCGGTCAGCACGGTTGAAGCTCTGGGTGGACATTGGGCGGCCAGTTACGTGGTCGTAGAGGTCCTGAGCGAACTGCTTGTTGCGGTTGAACTTCTCAGCGCTAGTGGTCATCGCAGCGTTCTCCGCGTGCCACTTCTCTGCTGCCCGCATGTGCTGCATGAACTCCGCACGGGACCTGATGCCAACCTCAGCGAGTGCCAGATGGCCACCCATCGAGTTCAGGTAGCGGTCCACCAGAATCCGGGAGTCATTCTCGAAGAGGTCCGAGAGCTTGAACGTGGACCCATCAGCCATCCGCTCCATGTGGTTCTCATTGAGGGCGAAGCGGTACTTGAGGGCTGGAGCTTGGCCAGCATCAGCAGCCTTCCCATCCCTACGGTCAAACATCAGATCAACCAGCGAGTTAATCTCGTGGTCGTTCAGGCCAGCATGGGTGAGCTCCTCACGGAGTGTCACGAGGTCCTTGGAGTATAGGTTGATGTCCTGCATGGCGTGACTGAACTCCAGCTTCATCACAGCATCCAGGAATCCCTTCGCCTTGGCAGCATCGCCAGTGAGTCCTTCCACCTGGATGGCATTACCCACAGCCTTGTACAGGTCATCCCCATACTTCTTGAAGGCTTCGCGGATGTGATCCTGCCTCCACTGTCGATTCACGTACTGGGGGTTATCGGGGAGATTGTCAGCGCCCTTGACTCCAGCCTTCTCCAGCCGGGTCTTCATGTCAGCATAGAAGTCCGTCTGCGCCTTGGCAGCCCGTTGGAGATGCGGAGCGATGTCTGGGTTCGCCTTCAGCACATCAGTGTCCCCACGCGCCACACGAGAGACATCCGCATAGAACTGGCGGTGGAACTGAATGGCCTGCTGCAGCGGCATCTTGCGAGCCTTGAGGGCATCGTCATATGCGCGGCGGGCTTCTACGTGGAAAAGACCACCAAGCTCACGCCGGTATTGGCTCTTGAGCTCCGATGCGGACCATCCCTGAGCCTCGTGCGGGTCAATGCCGATGGCATCCTTGACCAGCTTGAATCCGAGGAATTGGAGGTGAGGGTTCTCCGACTGGTTGAGGTGGGTGAAGAAGTCCCAGCGAGTGGGCACCTTCTTCCACTTCGCCATCGCTGTGGTCTGCTCCCAGAGGCCCGGAGCTTCGCCAACCTGAGCTGCGCCAATGGAGCCACCGAGGAAGCCCTCAGCAGGCTTCGGCTCAGTCTTTCCGGGGGAGAGCTCGTGGAGGTCCGCACGGTTCACTGTGGTGGTCTCTCCGGTTTCCGGATGCTCCACCGTAAGGTCCCCTGTCTTGGGATTCTCATCGACCACGCGGCCTTCGTTCATCCCCGTGCCCTCGTCCCACCAGACGTGCTCATGGTGGAGAGTCGGGAGTTCCTCTTGAGGGCCGCGCTCGCCAGCCCATGGGGCATCAATACTGCCACCCTCAGAGACGCCCTCAGCAGGCTTCGCTGTGACTTCCTCAGGCTTCTTGCCCAGTGCCTTAGCGAAGGCCGCCTGCATCGCTGTAGGGGCCTCATCGGGGCCATTAACGCGGGACAGGACATCTGCCACACGCTGGTCCTCATTTGCCTTGGCGATGTGGCTATCCACCGCCAAGTCCCCAAGTTGCTTGCTCTTCAGGGATGCCTGCTCCGCATCGTGTTGAGAAAACGCATCCTCATACTTCTTGCGCTGAGCGTCATCGAACTTGGGGGCTGTGGAGGATTCAGGAGGTGACTGGTCAGCTTCCCCAGCGTCCACCTTTGCTGCCTCCTGAACCTTCTCACTGTACTGGTTCAGATTCGCATGTTCCTGCGGCGAGAGCTCCTCACCAGCCTGCATCTTGGCCATCGCATCGAATGCCTGATTCTCTATGCCCGCAGCCTTCTGGAGGCGGAGCTGTTCGTGGGCATGGAGACCAACGAACGGGGCAGCGAAAGCCATCGACATCAGGCCAGCCTTCAGGACCCCAGCGCTGTCATCTTCGAAGTTGTATTGCTGACGGAGCTTCTCAGTGTACGAGCCGAGGCCACCAGCAGTGCCGATGCCTGCAGCGATGGGGCGCAATCGGGAAACCTGAGCGGCTCCTTCTGCTGCCCGTGCTGCGACGCCAACACCCTCAGCCACGCGGCCAGCCTGAACCAGCCCACGGACAGCGAGCGATGCACCGCCAGTGGCCGCCATTGCTGCCAGGTTGATGGGGTCGATAATGCCGAAGGCCATACCTGCAGCGAAGCGTCCCGCATTACCTGCCCCGGAGAGGTCCCCAAGGTTCTGCAGGTCCTGCTGCTTCTGGATGATGTTCTGCTTCATCCATGCGGCTTGACCAGCTGAGGTAGCCTGGGCGAACTGGCCCTGGAACTCAGGCCACACACCCTCTGTGAGGGCCTTGTTGGTCTCCTCATCGTAGGGGTTGTAGGTCGGATCAGGCTGGAGCTGACTACCTGCCCAGTGGTCGATGGCCCCTGGAATCCACGAGTCCTGCCTCCACATGGCTCCCAGATAGTCCAGCTTGGACATCCCCGCCTGGCGAGCCTGCTTGGCCTCAAGCTGGGAGTACTGGTCAACCGGGTAGGGGGTCTGCTGGGTAACTGGTGCTGGACTTGGGCTCGCCTGCTGGTCCGCCCGTACTGCTGCTACTGCACTGTCAAGAGGTGTCTGCTGAGTATCGGCCATGTGCGCGAGATTAATTGGATGTCCGCGCAGCCTCCTTGATGCCTTGGAGGAACGCGATGGGACCGCTAATCATGAGAGAGCGGAGGTTGTTTCGGCGGGTGTCTTCGATGCGGTTCCCGTCCTTACCGGCATAGGTCACCTTCAGTGCATCTTGGAACCCCTGAGAGTCCTGACGTGCTAGAGCCCCAACCGCCTTATGGAACTGACTGACATCGCCAACCTGATAAGCCACATCCGTGAGGGCAGCCTTCTGGCGGTCGTTAATCATCGTCCAGAGTCCCGGATGAGCAGCCTCAATGGCTTGCTTAGCGCGGTCCTCGTAGCGGGGAAGGGAGACCTGCAGGAGCCGTGCAGCTTGGTCAGGGGTGATCTGGGTGGTGCCCGCCTTGATACCTTCGATGGACGTAGCGGGGATACCTGCCCGCCTGAAGTCTTCTGCGATGGTTCCGGAGTTGGCGTTCAGGTTGTAGCCATAGCCGATGTTGTTTCCAGCCTTCGGGTTCGGATCAGGCGTAGCCTTCAGCACCAAACCTTCACCCATCGAGGTGAGGGCCGCCGAGTAATTCATCTGGCCCAAGAACGTGGCTGCTGCGGTCTGCTGCATCTTCGAGCCCTGCCCTGTGAGGCGAGAGCCGGATAGACCTGAGTAGCTGCCAGGAGCCATTGGGAAATTGAAGACGTTATCCAGCGCACCTTGGAACGCGGTATCCCGGAGCTTCGAGATTCGACCTTGGGTGGTATCGCTGATTTGCTTCAGGTTCCGTGCCTTGGCTAGGAGGTCCGCATTGTCGATGAGGTCCTGCGAAGTGGCGGTGCCCTTGTTGAGCTTGTCCTGCAGGGCTGCCATTCCAGAGCGGTCATCGGGCGTGAGCATCTTGGTGGAGGCATTCTGCTGCAAGATTTGATCGAAGGTAACATCCTCCAGCTTATGGATAGGGGCGCCATTGACCACCGCAGACAGCGTGTAGCGGCCATCCTTACCGTAGATGAGCATCGGGTTGGCATCCTCGCCGTACTTGTCCCGAGCCTTCTCCAGGTACGCCTTCATGGCATCTGCAGTTTGCTCGCTGGCTTGGTTCGGGGGAACCTGCACGTCAACCTTGTTCACCGGGTCATAGACGAAGTTGGTCTGCACCTGGTTCTGCACCCACGCCTTGGCATCACTATCGGAGGCCGTGGGGTTGCGGGTGTAGTAGTCACGGAGCTGCATCTGTGCCCACGTGGTGGTAGCGTTCTCGTTCTGTGGGGAGCCACCGAATGCGCGGCCAATCACAGGGATTCGCTGATACCAGTCAGTGGTCAATCCGGAGACTTCACCGGCCACCTTCTTCTTCCAGTCGGGGTTACTAGTGAGCTCTGCTGCGAACTTCTTGGCCTCAGGGGACGCTGACTTGTACGCCGTGGCATAGGCCGTGTTGTCGTCTACGCCTGCCGAGCGGTCTTTCTGGTAGGAGCTAAAGAGTGATGACGCCTTCTCATCAAAGTAAAGCGAGCGGAGCTGGTCAGGAAGGCCACCATAAAGCGCTGCCGCCAGCTTAAATTGACTTGAAGGTTGACCATCTTTCGGGGGGACTGCATTTACGGTTCCATCAATGAGAGCCTTGAGGCTGGTGTTAGCGAGGTCACTACGCCCAGACCGCCCGGTAATATCCGTGATGGACTTGATAGCCTGCTGGACCTGAGGGAGCTGCGAAGGGTCCCCAGCCTGTTGACTGGTGGCGACCTGCATGAGAGTCCCCACGTCAGCCTGCTGTGCGGTGTCCAGGGCACCCTGAGCGGTCTTCTTGTCGAGTGCCCATGCCGTGCCGCTGCCAACCATCTGGACAGCCTGAGCGGCTCCCTTAGCTTGGTCAGCGAGGTCCGAGAGGCGTCGATACTCACTCATCGCAGCGGATGCAGTCCTAAACTGACCATGCTCGCCAATGCGGCCAGCGAAGTCAGCCATGTCAGGGGAGTTACCTTGAGAAGCGCTGGCCTCATCAGAGACAGTGCGCTTGAAGTAGTCCGTCTGCATCCCTGCATCGATGCGCTTGTCCTGCTCCTCACGGGCCTGCTGCTGCGCGCGCGTAACTTCGGACTGGAGCTTGGGATTCATCTGCTGCAGCGTCAGGCCAGTCTTCGGGTCCTTGTACTGGGTGAATACATCGAACAGGTCGGGACGGCCCTGCTGAGCGTGGGAGAGGTTGTTGATTTTGTCCAGCAGCATGTCAGCGAGCTCAGGGCGAGTCATCAGCCCCATCTGCCCACGGAGCGGCTCCACGGAATTGATCAGCCCATCGTGAATCTGCTGCGGGGTAGCATCAGGCTTCATGAAGGTATCTAGAGCTGCCGACAGGTTACCCTTGGCGGTCTCCTGCAGCCGCGTGAGCTGGACCTGAGCGAAGTCCTTACGAACACTCTCTGCTGTCCCGGCAACACTCTTGGATACCTGCTCGATGATAGCGGGGTCTGTGAGACCAGCCGTATGCCGCGCTACCTGCTCATGCAGGAACTGCTCTGGGTCAAAGCCATCCTTCTGCTTGTTCTCAGCGTAGGCCGAGAGGATGTCCGTCTGCACCTGATTGCCAATCTTCATGCCCACCGAGTTGCGGTAGCCAGCGGAGAAGGCTTCGGAGAATGCAGGGTCAACCTTGTAGCTGTCAGCAGGAGGCGGGAGTTTGATGCCACCGGTCTGTGCGTCAACCATCCCTGCATCAGCAGTCTCACCCTGAGCGGTGCCAGCCTTGAAGGCAGCGGAAGCAGCCTCTTGATTCTTGAGCTGGGAATACTGGGCGAGGGCAGGATTGAAAGACTTGAGGCCATCGACCAAGCCCATGAGGGTGGCGTCAGGTTGACCTGCTTGGACGAAGGTATCAACCGGTCGCTCTTGCGGTTGGAAGTTCGCAGTGATTTGACCGGGGGACGCCTGGCCCCGCTGGGTGATTTGCTGAGTGTCGTTCGGTGGCATTCCTATCCTCGGATAGTGTATGGGTTAAGTTGCGCCTTGATACGCGGGGATACGCCCTGAGGCAATATCGTTGGCGCGCTTGATGCCTGTTGCGGAACTGAGGCCTGCTCCTGCAATCTGGAGACCAGTACCGATTAGGCTAGGTTGCTGAATGCTGGCCATGCGGCTGGCTGCGGTGGAGTAAGCTCCAGTAGCCTGCATAGCAAGTTGCCGCTGCTGACTCTGAGCGTTGGCTTCCAGAGTGGCGATGTCAGTCCCAGCATTAAAGTTTGCTTCGTTGGTCACTCGGTCATTCGAGCCCCCACCATTCGTGCCTGACTCATTGGCCAATGCCTGAAGGTGTCCGGTCTCAATGAGCGCCTGCCGTGCTCGTTCGGACATCTGCGCGGAAGCGGCTTGGCTCTCCTCAGTCTGCTGATTCTTGATCTGAGTAATCTGAGAGTCGTAAGCCTTCTGCGCTGCATCGGTCTGCCTGCTAGCTGCTTGCGACTGGGCGTAGTAAGCAGCAGCGCTACCAACCGCAGAGGTCGCTGCCGATGTGATAGCCAGCGTTGTCGCTGAGATAGTTACTGGTTCACACATGGGGAGTTCTGGTAGAAGAAGTGGAAGGGAGCCTGTGCAGCTCCGAAGGGGACCAGCTCGCCAATCGTGAAGCCCAGCTTGCGGAGCCAAGCGATGGAGCGGGTGTTCTCCGCATGGACGAAATTGAACAGCATCGGGTATCGCTCCATCACCCGCAGAATCCACGCACGGCCATCCTTCACGAGCGCCTTGGAGTGGCGGTAGACCGCTGGGGTAGCGAGCATCCACACGCCACCCATGCCCTCCACCCTTGCCACCCCGTAGATGCCCAGGAGAGTCCCATCGGTCTCCTCTGCTACCCATGCCTCCTCAGAGGCCTTCAGGGAATCGAGGAGGACCTTCGCGGTGTGGTCCCCAGTGGCCAGTGCAATCTCCTTTCGGTCCTGCTCACGGAGAAGCGGGAAGAGCGCATAGCAGTCCGCTACTGTTGCCTGTCGGACAATCACATGCGCCTCCCGAAGGTGACGAACTCACCATCCCACCCAGCGGACTGGAAGCTGCATGGGAGGTAGCTATCGTTGATGAGGTCGATACGCACCCCCAGGTTCGCTGTGAGCACCGGGAAGGTGAACGTACCGGATTCGATGGAGGGAACCCCCAAGGTGGCTGAGGAGGTCCCGAGAGACTTCCCAGTGAACTTGTAGGTGTACGTGTCCCGTGCCTTAGGCTGGACCTCCACATAGAAGTAGCCACTGTCCGTGTAATCCAAGAAGAACCTACGGAGCTTGAGCTTGCCGTTCGTGATGGCCACCTGATTCTGGTCCTTTGCATACTGCTCAGAGAACCGGTAGCGCATCGTGTAGTTCTGCCCGAAGAACACCCCACCGCCGGGGATGTTCCCAGCCACCGCGATGGTGTAGGCACCTGTGACTGTGTACGGGTACACCTTGCCCACCTTGCCAACGAATGCAGGGCCCAGGACCAGCGAGTGGCCCGTAGCTTGAGCCACGTAGGGGAGAGTGAACGAGGTGGTGTTACTGGCTGAGTCGTATGTCCCAGCGATTTCAATGCGGTGGTCGAGAAGGACATCGAAGCCGATGCCGTCAGCTGACAGGTCAGGCTGCAGGTCCATCACTTCTAGATACGTCCCATCACCGCGATTGACGATGAAGTAGCACTTGTTGTTGATGAACTCCGCACCAATGATCTGCGTATCACTGGCGAACGTGAGCTTGAACCATGCGGACTGCGCCTTGCTGTTCCCAGACCAGAAGAACTTGTAGACGTAGGCCGCAGACGGCTCATTACGGCAGAGAGCAAAGATGACATCCTCAGAGGAACTCGCGGCCATTTGGTAGAGCCCTGCAGGGACATACGTGGGAACATGCGCTGTGACATCGGTAGCGTCATTGGTCAGCGTTGTGGCATCCACGAAATACTCTCTGACGCCAGTATGCTGCCCTGCAGTGACCCCGAAGTACACCGATTGGCCAATCCCCACAGGCCGAGCTGCGGTGCCACTATCGAACTCCGTAGCCACGTCCGCACGGACAGTCTTGGGAGTAAGGGCATCACCGCCTGTGAGCTGGAACTGGGTCTGGTCCGAGAACAGCAGCAGGCTCTTATCGAAGGGAACTGCGAACTTCAGCAGGGAGACCTTGTTGGTCCCTACGTTGGTATCGATGGGGTCCGTATCGAGGACTGCTGTGGCACTCTTTGCCCAGAAGTTGTAGTACTCACCGGAGCGAGACATACACACGTTCTCGTCAGTCAGGAACCCGAGGCGGCTACGGAAGTAGAAGATGTCAGCGATGGTGCGGCCCACGAACGAGGGTGCAGGGTTGCTAGTGTCATCTCCAACAAGGCGAGATGCCCAGCCCACCGCATCGAACGTGAAGGTGCCATCAGCCTGCCTGACCAGCTTCCACGGCATGGTAGAGCCATTGAAAGTATTGACCACTCCCGGCTTGGTTGTTTCAGCCCACGCTGACCCGTTCCACTGCACGTAGTAATCACTCGTGCCGCCTGAGGGGTCACCGGAGATATGCACAGTCCAGCCAGTGGGTCCCGTAGAGGGAAGCTTGGAGAAACTGGAGACTGCCTTGGTGAGGTCCAGAGTTGCCGTGTTGGCGTACCCATCGGAGATACTTGCGGCCACCGCAGTCCCTGCTGTCTTCACCACCTCAATGATGGAAGTGTCGGGCAGGACATTGACCGCGTAGCCCGCACCCAGCGCAGTGACCATCTGGCTCACCAGCAGCGAGGAGATGTCCTTGGTGTCCTGAGTTTCATCGGGAGTCACGGAGACGGAGTGACCATCCACAGTCAGCGTGTAGACCATGTTGGTGGCCTGAAGCACAACAGCGAGGTACGCCTTGTTCACCGGGTTGGTCCCGCTTGCTGCTCCTTGGGTGACCGTGACTGAGCGGTTCAGGACAAACGTGTAATCCGCAACGGTGACCATAGCGAAGTCCGCGGATGGACTAGCCGATGCCAGGTAGGCGTTCCCGCTGGGGAAGTTGACGGTGCGTGGGGTGCCATCGAGGAGGCTGAAGACCTGGATGTTCCCATTGGTCACGAACACTGCATATCGCTCAGTCGTGTCCCGATTGATGATGTGGACCGCAGCGCCTGTGATAGTGTTGCGTGTGAGTAGCGCTAGGTAAGTCAGCGGGGGCCGCTTGCGGAGTCCCTTAGCGATGCTGGGGTAGGCGTTCTCACTGAGTTCAGCCTGGGTGTCGTGACGGAGCGTGGGGGGCTGCTGACTGACACCGTTGAACAGGCTGGGGATGCTCTTGTTGATGAGCGCCATTAACGCGTGGTCACCGCTGCCTCTGGGCGCAGCCACGCATCGGCCACACTGAAGCTGTCATAAAACATGTTGTAGTCACCATCATCACCTTCAGCATCCTTAAGTGCGATGAGCGCCTTTACCTCGTCATCCTCTGAGAGCTTGTCCAACGTGTCGGAGCTCAGGTTGGTGCCTTGGTAAGAGCGAGCAGCGCACACTGCAATGTACTGGCGTGCAGTCTGAGGGAGCTCTTCCCAGTCCAGGAAGAACACCACGGTGGCCTTCAGGTCCTGCGTGAAGGTGTATGAGTGGTTGGCCTTGTCGTAACACCGGAGGCCACGGAGGGAGACCTGAGCGCTTGATACTGTGCGGTCTACGGAGACCTTGAGGGAATTCGCGGGGGCCGTGATGGTGCCATCGGAGCTCCGCAGCAGTGGGAACATCTCTTCCGTGTTGAATGCCCAGCCTGTGGACTGAACGGTGCGGCTGAATTCAAGCAGCTTGGCGCGCGCGGATGCAACGTCTGCCAGGCCAGTGTTCTGTAGGGTGTTGACCGGAGACTCTCCGATAGCAGCGAGACACATATTCACTGCTTCGAGTTCGGTCATCAAAGCGGATGCCATTGGGGAATCACCTGTGAAAAAGACGAAAAAAAGGGGGACTCCCTGAATGAACAGAGAATCCCCCTTATGGGTACTACGAGTTTGCTTCGAGATAGGCTGCGGCTTTCAGAGCCAGCACAGGGGAATCCTGGAGCTGCCCTATAGCCGTGTTACATCTGGAACATAGAAGACCACGGACCCTACCAGTCGAGTGACAATGATCAATCGACAGCCGGTAGTGAGAGGTGTTGTTGCTCTCCGAAGCACCACAGATAGCGCACTGATGTCCGAACTGATCGTAGACTATGTGAAGCTCGTCAACCGTTAGTCCGTAGCGGGCAGCGCATACGGAATCGGCGCGGCAGAGCCTACATTCAGTCCGATACTTCTTGTTATCATTACGCCATTCAAAGTCCGAGAGGGGTTTAACCTCCCGGCATTTCCTGCAGCACTTCGATTCCAATTACGAGGTCGTAACCAGTTCCACTGCGCATTCCGGCCTAAGGATCCCATGGCCAACTGCGTATTTGCTCACGATGAGCGTGCCAAGGCGGCGCTCGTCATAGCTCATGCGCATCGACAGGTCCAGCAGCTTCACCGTACCCACAGCTTCCTTCGTGGTGACGATTGCAGCCGTCTTCGTGAAGTCGCCTTGGTAAGCGGTCGGGCCCGTGGTGACGTTCGTGCTGGGCACGTGATTCGTCTTCACGATGTTGGCACCACCGATACGGAGAATCTTGCCCGTACCGTAATTGCCGTTGCCATCAGCCCAATCTCGGTTCACGAGGGCCGTGCTCTGGGCCAGCAGGTAGTACTGAGCCGGGCGAACCATAGCGCTCTTCTCGCTGGTCTGCGGGATGTCCTTCTCATCGAACGCTTGGACTGCAGCGTAGATGCCAGCAGCGAGGTCCGTTGCCGAGGTCTTGTACAGCGTGGTAGCCGAGGTGAGAACCGTGCCGCCAACAGCACCCGTAACCGTAGCCGAAGCACGGGCTGCGAGAGCCATAACCTGCATCACGTTCTTGTCCCAGTTCGCTGCCAAGAAGCGGCCCGTTTCCTGCGAGTAGATGCTGCGGTAGTCGAAGTGCGACTTCGCTTCATCAATGTCAGCAATGAACACGCTCGAAACCAGGAGGTCATCAATCGTGATATTGCGTTCATTCAGGTTGGAAGTCTGACCAACGATTTCCTGGCCCGGAGTGTGGTAACCACCAGTGACGCGCCACGTTGCAGGGAATTGTGCACTCTTCAGTGCGATGTTCAATAAGGCTTGCGAAGCCCTACCGGGGAATTAACCCACCTGTATGTTGCCATACAGCTCAGACTATATCTTTACTATCAAACCGCTTCAGGTACTCAATAGCGCTGGATAGGCGAATCGGGCTGTCTTTGAACAGGCCAATGCCAGTATTGCAATTGGTACAGAGAAGTCCACGGACCTCATTGGTCTTGTGGTCATGGTCAATTGCGAGTTTTGTGTATCGTGAGCTGTTAAGCGTGCACGAGCAGATTGCGCATTTCCCATGTTGGGCGGTCAGCATTTCATCATACTTGGTGTTACAAACCCCGTACTTCTTGTATTGGTGCAATTCCTTTGTGCACTCTTTACATTCATTACGGTGGACGCCGGAGTCCCTTCGTTCATAAAAATCACCAAGCGGCTTTTCAGTCCGGCAAATACGACAGACCTTCGTCGTCATTTTGCTATTGCTATTTCCTTTTAAGATAGTGCCGCGCATTTGGGGAGAGCATTCTCCCTACTCCCTTTCGGGATAGTCGTTGAACCTTCCTGCCGTTAGGTCAGGCTTGGCTGCTGATTGCCCCTGAGGGGTGTCCCAGCAATTAACGCGGTGTTTAACGTCAGGCAAGAGTGAACTGCTTATTCACCAGACGAGATAGTGCGGACGGTATGCAGCGGCATGACCACGTTGTTTTGGTCGAATGCCGTGAGAACTTCACCGCCATAAACCTTCAGGAACAGAGCGTCAGTTGCGCCCGAACCATTAATCTGACCACCGGCCAGGACTGTTGCGTTTGCCATTTGAGGTAAATCCAATGTGAAATGAAAGAGCGGCCAGAGGGTGGCCTTGGAGGGTTCACTTCAGAGCAGACTTAGGCGTGGACGTGTGCATGGTTGTCTCCCCTCAGGGAGGCCAAGTGTTCCTTGCGTGGAATGCTTAGAGATGGGTGATGCCGTATTACTTCGTTACTTTCGTTGCTGCCGTAGCAGCGTTCAGTTCCACCAGCGCATCACTTGAATCTCTTGCAAGTAGACCCATGTTGATGGCTGACTTCACTGTAATCTTCTGGCTCCCATGAGAGACCAACGTGCTGTGGTCGAGAGCGGGTTTCGTGGTGTCCAGCTTGCCAGAGCCGAAGGCAGCAGCGGTTGCCACCTTCGTGCCTGATGCGTTCACTGCGACACCTTTAACTGCGGATTGAGGCATTGATTAGAAAGCCGTGGTGACTGCCAGTTTGTTCTCCACCGATTTACGGTAGGCTTCATCCTTCTGGTAGCGCGGGTCCGACATTGCCTTGACCATCTCTGCACGCGAGCCGTAGCCAGCTTGGCCGCCTGCTGCAGCGTTGCCACCGAGAAGGTTGGGCTCACGGCCATTGGCAGCTTCGTAGCGAGCCCGGAGGCCAGTGATGGCCAGCTTAGCCTGGTCTACCGTTCCCGTAGTGACAGCCTGATTGTAGGCAGCGAGCTCACCAGGAGTGAGACCATTGCGGGCCCATGCTGCCATAGCGTTGAACTGCTCTTCACCGCCTGCAGCTTCGAGGCCTTGAGCGCGGACTTGATTCGCCAAAGCCTGCTGGCCTGCGATATACGCATCAACCATCGGCTTAGGAATGCCTGCAGCTTCGAGCTTCTGATAGGAGGCTTCCGAGAGGGCACCAGCCTGAGCGAACTCATTGCTGAAGTCCGAGAGGTTGAGACCTTTCGACTCAAGAGCCTTCGATGCAGCGTCATTAGCACCTTCGCCTTGACCTTCTGCATTTTCCGAACTAGCCTGCTGGCTATCAGCAGGTTTCGCTTGAGACTGCTTCTGCTCCAGCTCGGTGTAACTCTTGGCCCACGCTTCGGTGTCGATAGCGCCAGTCTCAGCATTCCAGAACTTCTCAGGAACATGAGCGGGGCGAACCGGAGCCTCAGCTTGCGGGGCATTGCCGGTGGCAGCATCATACTTAGCTGCCATCGCTGCATCGTACTCAGGAGTTCCCGGAGCCGGTTGACCTTCTGTGGCTTGTGTTGCCGCTGCGTTCTCTTGGCTCATTAATTGTCCACCCGATACGCTTCATGCGAGTCAAGCTGCACTGCGCCTTCAGGAATCGAGAAGCCATCTTCGAGAACCTTAGCGGGACTCTTGGCCTTCTTCGGGGCCACTACGGGGGCTACGTCTACGGGAGCCGTGGGTTCAGTACCCAGCGGGATTGCATCTGCCATATTACTGTCCTTGTGGGGCTGCTTGTTGCTGGCCCTGCATGTGTTGTTTAGCCATGCCACCAAGCTGATTGACAGCGTTGGGGCCTAAGGTCTGAAGCATGTTCTGCATCTGAGCTTGCTGCTCTGCTGCCGCAATCTGCTCATCGGTCTTGATAAGGCCGTTCATGTCAATCCCCAGTGACGCACCGGTACGCTTGATGAGGTCACCCATGTTGACGTAAGTGGGTGCCACTTGCGGACCAAGTTGCTCAAGAGAGGTCATGAACTGCTGCAGCTTCGTGAGGTCATTGCCACGTCCGATAGCTTCAATGCCAGTGGTGATGGCAGGCTTAACGGTTCCTTCAGGCAGCACCGGGAGTTTCCCTTGGCGCTCCATCTGGAACATCACTCGCTGTACGAGAGGTAGCTGGAACTCCTGGCTCAGGGTCGAGTAGACCCCACCGAGAGAGCTCTCCAGCTCGTTAGCCATGTATCGGATTTCCTCTGCTGTCACACGCTCACCATTACGCTGGATGGCGGTGTTCAGGAGGAAGGCAAAGCTAAGCTCTTGGGTAATCGTGTCGCACGTCTGCTTGGCAATAGCGAAGTCAGCCTGCTTCTGCATCTGAAGAACGGTCACATCTTCGGCGTTGCCCTCCTTCACCGCTCCTGATTCGCTCTCAGTAAGAACGCGGAGCTTCGTGGTTGAATTCGGCTTGACCAAGAAGAGGACCTTAGCTGCAGCAGCGGAGCCCTGAACGATGGCCTTGCGGAGAGCGTTGAGGGATTTGATGTCACCCAGATACTCCTCAACAAAGCTGCGGCCATAGTCTTCGCCATCCACCGCGATGAAGCGGAGGGGAATCCACGGGGACTTTCCCAGCGGATAGGTGCCACGGCTTCCGGGAATCTCTACCCCGTTAGCCTCTTGGAAGACCTCCCAGTTGGAAGGGGTCCGCTTGACACTGGTGTAGATGTCAACCACATCCTCATTGTCATTGGCTGACTTATTGGCCAAGACCTGAGCGCGGATGTTGTCCGGGAGTTCCATCGGGGAGACACACTCTTTCGTGACGTGTTCCAGCACGTTGCCCATCGGGTCCCGCTTGACCACGTAGCGGTCCAGGCGGAATGTCTTCATGCCCCCACCGGGAGCCAAGAAGAAGAGCACGTTGCCAGTCACGAGGAGCAGCTTGATACCTTCGAATGCAGAAGTGCGGATGGTGCTTGTTTCAATCGTGCTCATCACCGAGCGCTCCATCCCACTCAGTGCATCCTCAATCTGGGCGCGCATATCCTGACGGCCAGTGAGTTTCTGCATGGTCGCATCATCGACCACCAAGCGGAAGAACGGGGAGTTCGGGGGGAGCAAAGCCAGAAGGAGCTTAGCGGCCAGGTTGTTCACCGCACGGGCACCAAAGGATTGGTACGGGGTAGGAAACTTGGTGGCGCTGGTGGAACCTTCAGGCGGAAGTAAGGTGGGGATGGTGAGCTTAGCGCAGTCCCGGCTACGCTCTAAGAACGTGAGGCGGTCACCGCTGAGCTTGTCATACCGTGCCTTGAGACTGCCCTTCTCAGCATCCATTACTGCGGGATGGCGAGGCCAGAAGCGGAGCTGGCGGGAGTGTTGAGGTCAATGCGGAGGGCATTGCGGCCCGTAGAGGCAGCCCGTTGACCACCAGCAGTGTTGCTGTTTGCGGTGTTCTCAGGGTTAGCCAGCGGAGCGGGGGTCTGAGCAGGAGCAACAGCTTGCTGCTTCGGTGCGGAAGGGTTAGTGCACATGTGCGGGGGAGTACCTCAGGAGGGGTCGTTCACCTCTGCATATTTAGCGTGCAGGGTTTCGATAAGGAAGCGCTGCCCAACCTTGTGCCACATTACTTCTGGCGGGTCTTTAGGGTCGGGGAGGCTAAGAGGGAGGAGCTCATCAAGGAGCCCGAGGAGCTCGGGAGTGAGGAGCTGTCCGATTCTTTCGGAGAGAGTCATGCGCCTATACCTAAGTGAATCATTAGTAGGTTGATCGGCGGAACTGCGAGAGTGAGTTTTTAGAACAGCTAAAACCCCGGAGAAGGTTAACCAGTAAGCCTTTCCGGGGAGTTGCTCAGTCTTCCAGAAGTCCGTCCTGAATGAACTGCTTGTACAGCTCGATGGAGTGGATGGCCTTGTCCAAGTCCTCCAGCCGCTTGGCCTTGTCTCCCTTCTTGCGGGTGATGTACTTGATGGCTGTGTGGGCACATGCGTTGAGCCCGTTGGCAATCGAGTATTCCATCGGCTGAATCTTCAGGCCCTTGTAGTGCGAGCCTCCTACTTGCGATTGGAGGGCGGTTAGAGCATTGCTGTCGGCTGCTCGCGCCTCAGTCACGATGAGGCCAATCGGCTTCCACTGGGGCAACACCTGGCCCCCTCTTGTTTCCGAACTGGTGCAGGACCAACACTGCAGAGGAACATCATCGAGGGTCCCTCCCTGAACGTGATGCGCACAGGTGTTGCAGTCGCGTTCTGTCATCAGGCTTGGTCCTTATAGTCGAGGCACTGTTTTGGGGTGGAGAACCACTGCACCACTTCACGGTCATGCAGGAAACAGCGAACCTCGCCATCCCCATCAATGAAGCCATGCAGGCAATCCAGGCACGTCTTACGGTCTTTACTTACGGGTTCCACAGAATCACTTCCTGAGTCTTAAAGTTGTAGTCATCAGCACGGCAGATGCGGGCCACTCGGGCCTGCAGTAGTGCATCCTCTTCGGTCAGTTCCTTCTTAACAAAGGCGGCCACGATTGCGTTCCAGGCTCCGGGATAATCGAACTGTGCATCCTCACTCATGTACGCGTTAAGGAGGGCCGTAGCCTTTTTATCCCCAATCCCCGGGCAGCCTTTGTAGTTGTCCGTAGTGTCGCCCACTAGGGTCTGATACATGTGGAAGTAGTTCGCCATGTCAGGGGTGATGAAGCGCGGCTTGTAATCCTTCGCTGGGTTCCACAGCCACCCGTTGATAGTCCCGAGGTCCTTGTCTTCTGATACCGTGATCTTCCGGCCTGGGACCAACGAGGGGTGCGTAGAGAGAATCCCCATGATGTCGTCTGCTTCCATCGTGGGCTTGCGGTAGCTGCGGTACTTCTCAGCCATGTAGTCCTTCACCGCAGAGAGGTAGACCGGGCGCTTGGAGTAGTCCCGATTGGCCTTGTACTCTGGGTAGATTGCTTTACGCCAGCCTTCCTCAGTGGGGCAGGAGAGGCAGATGATTAGCTCATCGGCCTTGGTCTTCTGCAGGTACTCAGCGAGGAGTTCATCCACACGGGGGTAGACTTCCTCCCAGTCGTCCACATCAGTACACTCGATGACCTCACCGGTTTCATCGTCTTGGAACTTATGGGTCTTCTGGGAAATGGATGCAATCTTGAAGGCTACGATGTCGGCGTCAATCAGTAGCGTGGTCTTCAAGAGGCCTCACCCTTCGGCAGGTGGTCGTTTTCGAACAGCACCTTGAAGTTCTGCTTCGAGGCCGTGTGGTAGACGATGATGCCCTCGGGCTTCATGAACCCAGGGACAGCAATACTCCCCTTCTCGCCGAAAGCCCCCATAACGTTGCTGACGTGTTCCATTCCGCACGTTGCCAGAACGGGGACCACTTCGCAGCACTTCGGGGTGTTCGGGTTGTGCTCGCCCCAGCGGGCTGTGTTGAACAGGGCAAAGCGCCGATGGTCGAGACCGTAGCCGCGTTGGATTCCTTGGCCGTACCACTCGCCAAAGTGCTGACCTTCGCCTAGCTTGAAGAGTTCGTCGGCGTTGTCCTTGCACCACTGGGCGAAGCCGTAGTTGTCCGTGGTCTTCCCTGGGGTAATCCAGCGGGTGCGGGAACCTGCTCGCATGAAGTACGAGTGACGCGGGAGCGAGGACTCCCTCACCGCGATGACATCCGTCATATCGACCCCAAAGCGGGAGTCCAGGGGCTCGAAAGAGATAACCACTTGGGCGTTCGTGCCGTCCAGCTTCTCGGTGATGACGATGTCCCGCTTAAGGCGCGGGGTCTTCGGATACGGAGTGAATTCCATGTGGCCTCCTTAGGCGTAGATGTAGTGAAAGAGTTGGTACTTCTCAGGAAGCCGAAGCTCGAAGCCTTGGAAGCGTTCCTTGAAGCGGGCCCAGCGCCGCATCGAGCGGTGGAACTGCTGCTCATCCTCTACATGGACCAGCGTGAATTCCTTGTTTGTCATGTCCGAGTGGAACGCTTCGGTCGCGTAAATGCAGCCCGTGAATCCCACAGTGGTTGCAGGCTCGAACCACGCCTGGCAGATGCCGAAGTCATGGTGCCGTGCGCGCTCAATCGGGTCCAGCCCCTGTGCCAGCACGATGACCTGCACGGGGATGTGAGCTTCCCCAAAGGGGTCATCCCCGAAGCCAATCTCGTACACATGGTCAACCTCACCGCCAGCACCAGCGTACTCAGCAGCGATGATTGGATTCACATGGAGGTGCCCAAAGGCTGCCCCCAGTTTCATCTCGATGTTCTCCTGGTCGGGCACGAACACATCAATGTCCTTCACTGGCTTGCCCAGGATGTGGTCACGGCAGGCACCTCCCGCGATAAGGGCTCCCGTAACTCCTGCGGCCTTTAGCTTGCTGAGGATTTCTTCGAATTGTTGGAAGAGGTTCATTAGAAGGAAACTCCGACAAGACCAAGCAGATAGGAGAAGACCTCATGGGTCCAGTAGCCAATCCCGATACCCGCGAAGGCGTCATAGGCCAGGCTTTCACGGAACTTGATGAACATGTTTTTCATTGTTTTTGCATAGCCTTCGTGAGAACAGACTTAGCGCATCCCCAGGCCACCAGCGCTTCCCGTGCGATTGCACAGCGTTGGCTGATGGTGAGCGGCTGTCCGTTCAGGTGAGTGATGACGCCAGCGATGGTGAGCTGACGGTGAGCTTCGAGGAGCTCTTGGGTGTGGAATGCGAGGACTTGTTCAGTGTTCAACTTGATACTCCTCAATCCTGGCCTTATCGGCATTGCAGGAATTGAGTTGGTTGTCATACGCCTTGATGCAGTCCACCAGGCTCCCGTTAGTTCCCAGCTTGCACATCGCTGCCTGAGTCCGAGCTGTCAGAGCTTTGGGGATTTGCAGTGTCTTGGTCTCGGTGACAATCGGGGCTTCGGACTGCGGTGCGCTGACACAGGCTGCTAATGACAGCAGGAGGCACAGGAACACTAGACCAAGCAGCAAGTCCAGAGTCCTGCTTCTCAAGGGCTTGCCGTTGCGTGGTAAATGCGCGGTTGTCTTTGTGAATCGCTTGTTCATCTTTCGCCTTCTGTTGAATGATGTTGTCCAGTTGGTCCAGCTTCTTCACGGCCACTTCAGTAGCACTCGAAGCCTTCGCTGCGTCAGCGTGCAGGGTCACGTTGGTTGCCTGCAGTTGGCCGTTCTGTTTCACTGTGGAGGTGAAGGTGTGGATAGCGAAGTACGAAAGGAAGCCCAGGAAGATGACCACGAGGGCAATGCCGATGTACTTTGCGATGGATGTGGAGATTCCGAACATCACTTCCCCTCAATGGTTTCGGTTTTGGTCACGGTGGACTTCCCATGCCGCTCTGTCCAAGAGGATTCCGTGGAAGTCTTCGAGTCGGGGCAGCGCGTGAAGTAGTGGTAGCGACCTTCCGCTTTGAAGGCGTACACCTTGCAGCCATCGGCCTCACGGATGACATGGGGTGTTGCATCGGCCTTCTCTTGAGCAGCTTCAGCCGCGCGCGCTGCAATCGTGGATGGCCGTGCATCATCCCACTGAGTACACTTCACCATCCCGAAGATGCACAGAGCAATGATTACGGGCCACTGCAGCCAGTACAGGACCGGGTGTTCCCACTCGTCAAACATCGTTCACCTCCAGATACGCTTTGCCCTTCCGGGTGGCTAACCATTTGCGACCAAACGAACCCCGCTTGGCCTCCGTAGTGATGTACCCGCAGGAGGCAGCCATAGCCACCACCTGTGCGTTCGTGCGGGCATAGTCGTTCTGGAGACTGAAGCCCCCGTTGTGAGCCCGCTGGATGACCTCAGTGAGTCTCTGACCAGTTCCTTCCGATTCCGTATTCCCCATCGAGGGGGCACTTGAACTTGAAGTACTCGCCTGCTTTACGGATAGCTTGGACAGCCAGCTTCCCAATCGTTTCACCGTGTTCTTCATCGCATTCGATTTGCCATTCATCGTGAACATTTGCCACGAACTCATAGTGGATTCCCGGAACGAGACCCAATGCTTGAATGTCAGCATCGAGAATGCACAGGGCCTTTTTCATTTGGATTGCTCCAGCGGACTGCAGTAGGGTGTTGAGTGCTGAGTGCTGCGAGCGGATGTGAAGGATGCAGCCATCCAGGCCTTTCAGATAGCCACGCTCCTTGACCGCCTTCTTGACTCGCTCAACGAGCTTGCCTAGTGCTGGGAGGTTGCGCATGAAGTCAGCGCGGCTCTTCTTGCCCGCTGCTCTTGCCTTGGCACCTTTGGTCCTCGTGGTAATGAATCCGAGCTTCTCGTCACCCGCTCCGTAGATAAATGCGTAGAACCAGGTCTTCGCAATATCACGGCCACTCTCGCCATCGAAGTAGGTCCCCTTTGGGTCCAGTCCGAGAGCCCTAGCGTTGACCGAGTGGATGTCAGTGCCTTTGCTCTTGTCCCCTTCGAGAACCACCTTCACATACTCGCCACCGTCATAGGCAGCCATGTATCCAGCGAGGTCTCTAAGCTCAAGAGCTGCAGCATCAGCACCCACGAGGACCTTGCCCTTAGTGGCCACGAACAGCGCTCTGCACTCATGCCCATAGGGTGAGTAGCTGGCAGGCACCTGAGCCATGTTGGGGCGGCTGTGGGTCATCCGCCTGGTCACTGCGCCATTTGAGTTGACCGAGCCGTGCATTCGCCCGTTCTTCTCGTTCTTAAGCCACGCTTCCTTCCCCTCAGCCAACTGGCCAAGACGCTTGCCCACCATCAGGTACTTCTGGAGGAGCTTCGCTTCGGGATACGGGAGGCCGTTCAGGATGGTTTCATCCACCGTGGGCTTGCCGTCCTTGCCGAACTCTTCAGGCTTCCAGCCGTACATCCGCTTGAGCCACAGTGCGATGTGGTCACGGGACCCAGGATTGAACTCAGTGAGCTTGATCTTCTGGAACGGAACGCCAGCCTCATACCCTCGCTTCTTGTCTGCCCGCTTGGGGGTGAAGACCTTCCCATCGCGCATCCAGATTGGCTTGAAGACTGTCGTGAGCTCCTCTTCGAGTCTCAACTTCTCCTTTACCAGCATGGCCAATAGACGGGCTGCAGCTTCCTTATCGAAAGCAAACCCATAGCGCTCTTGCCGTGAGAGGACCCAAGCGACACCATGCTCGATGTCGATAGCTTCCTGCGCGTACTCCTTACTCTCCAGCTTCTGGAACAGCTTCAGGGTCACGCCAGTGTCCTGAACGCAATAGTCCTGCATCGCTTGGTTCCAGCGTTCCCACCTGCGGCGCTTACGCTCGGTCAGGTCTGCAATCTCAGGGTCACCTTCATAGTCACCCTTGTAGTCCCCTAAGCGGTATCCCCAGGCTTCCAGTGACTGCCTCTTGCGGAGGTTGCCGGGGAGCTTGCCCTTCTCGTAGAGCTTGGTGTCAATGTCCCAGAGCTCCGGGTACACGAGGCGCGCATAGACCAGCGTATCGATAACCTTGGCGGGGCTGAGCTTGAACTGAGGGTAGAGCTTCTGGATGGCAGGGATGTCGTAGGAGATTCCGTTGTGCCATACCGTGAGGTCCGCAGCCTCAGCCATCGCTAGACCCATCTCGATGGTCCGCATGGGGTCCACTGAGTTGAAGATATGGACCTGCCCAGTGTCGATGTCCCGATGGACAATCATGTGAATCTTGGTGATGTCATCTAGGAGGCCATCGGATTCGATGTCGCTAACTAGCCTCATTTGCCATCCCAAAGGTGGCGGCCAATATCCATGACCAGCTTGCGGTGCATTTCCACCACGATGGCCGAGCGGTCACGGGTGGTGAGCATTTCCAGGTCAGACACGTAGTAGCGGAGGCTTGCCGTTCCAGGGTCTTCGCTGTACATGCGCGCCATCACATGCAGGCCAGGGGTATTGAAGTTCTGGTTGGTCATGCGAACCTCAGCAGCAAGCTGGAGTACGTTGACGTACCGCTCCACGTAGAGGGTCTCGGGAGGCTCCATCATGGAATAGCGGTGACCTTGTGCCTGCTTGAGATAGTCGTTCTCAGCCTTCAACTTCTGGCATTGAATTTCTAGCCACGCTTCACGCGGTGAAACTTCAAGAGGATTCGTGTTGTGTTGGTGCATCGCGCTCTCCCTATCGAGTAGCTTTAGAAAATGAAAAGGGCCACCCGAAGGCAGCCCTTGTGTACTTGCTTGTGTGTTGCTTAGCTCAGGAACAGAGCACGCTCTGCGGCCCTTCGCTTAGTCAGCCCAGCGAGAGCCTTCCCGCCAGCCTTGTCCCACCTCAGGAACTCTTCTGCTGCCTCTTTGTAGTCCCCAGCGTTGAGCTTCTTGAGCAGCGTGGAGCTACCCAGATTGCCTAGCCCAAGGTTGAAGGAGAAGTCCACTAAGGCATCGAACTGGTTCTGCGTGAGTGAGGTTTTAACGAGCTTGTTGACTCCATCCTCGAAGCGCGCGATGTCCTTCATCAGGATGGTGTCAGCTTGCGCTTGAGAGATGGTCTTACCTGGGGCTACATCAGGACCAGTGTGGCCATAGCCGATGGTCCATACGCCTACCGAGTCTTGGTAGGCAGTCAGCCTGACACCCTCAAATTGCTTCGTGAGTTCTAGGCCGGTTCTGCTGTAGATGCGCTGCATTGATCCTTAGAAAGGTGAGTCTTCATCCCACTGAGGCTGCTTGCCCTCTGGGGTCTCATCGTCAAACGGGTTGCTATCCAACTGCTTCAGCCTTCCGGTCTCCGTGTCATACCCCAGCGGAATCACGGTGCCAGTCCCTTGGCCCGTATAGCGGTCCTTCAGGATTCGCAGCAGTGACACATGGCGGAGCTTCTCGTCTTCCTCCTGCTGATTGCGCTCAAGGCCGAACATGAAGCTGGACCACTGGCCAATCGCACGGGACCCCTTGAAGTGGCGGATCATTACCCGACCGCCTTCCTCGTGGGGCTTGCCTTCGGGGGTGTTCAGGTGGGAGATGAAGTAGAGCGTGAAGTGAAGCTCGCGGAGCATCGAGGCGAGGTCAGTCATGATGTACTCAAGCTCCTTCCTCTCGTCCATCTCACGGGCCCCAGAAGCGAGCGCAGTAACGTGGTCGAGGAAGATATGCTTGCAGCCCAGCGAGACCACCATGAACCGGATACGGGCCTTCACGGTGTCATAGTCCGTGTGCCCGAAGTGGTCGTAGAGGAACACCGACTGTGAAGCATCGAGCTCATCTACTGCCTTCTCAAACTCCTCTTCAGTCCATCCAGCATCGGGGACGTGGAACCGCTTGGACTGAGCCTTACCTGCGAGGCAGCGAACGGTGTGCTCAGGAGTCTCTTCGAGGAAGATGCCCCCCACCTTCTGGCCGTGCTTCTCCACCAGGTGGACCATGACCTCCTTCCAAATCTCGCTCTTGCCCATCCCAGTGCCAGCCCCGAGGGCATACATCTCATCCTCTCGGATACCGTAAGTGGCATCAGTCAGCGCCTCCCAGGGCCAGCTAAGGCCCCACTCGATAGGCTTGGAGAGCTTAGGGCGAAGGTCAGCGATGGACACAATGCCATCAGGCTTATAGCTCTTGGCACCCCAGATGGCGTCAATGACTTCAGCGCCACGGCCAGCCAGCAGCATCTCATTGGGGTCCTTCAGGGGCAGTGAGGCTAGCTTGCACTTACCTGGAGTGAACAGGGAAGCACATTCAGCCATCGCCTCCTTGCCTGGGTCGTCCATATCGAACATCAGAACGACTTCCTCAAACTGCTCCAGCCATTCGAGGTGCTTCTTCAGGGCCTTGGCTGCGCCCTGAGCCCCGTTAGGGACCGAGACTACAGGCCACTTGTTACCCTGAAGCTGGCTCACGGTCATGCAGTCAATCTCGCCTTCCGTGATGACTACCTTCTTCCCGCCATCTCTCCAGAGCTGTTGACCGAAGAGGCCAGCGTTCTTGAAGTCCCCGAGGGTGACGAAGTTCTTCTCCGCATCACGCATCTTCTGGGCAACTAGGGTGTTCCCATCGAAGTACGGAGCGAGTTGAACCGTGTTGCCCCTGCTGCTGGTCCCAACGGTGTACCCGAATTTCCTGCAGGTTTCTTCTGTGAGCTTGCGCTTAGGCAGTGCGCGGACCTCACCATCCAAAATCAAATCCTTGGCCACTTTTCTCCCTGTGGTCTGAGGGGTGTACTCTTGCACTGTTCCGTCTGTGGGCGGCTCCCGGTGCTTGCACCCTTGAGTGAAACAGTGGGCGTGACCATCGGTGTAGCGAGCCAGGTTGTCCCGGCTGCCACACTTAGGGCACGGCTCCTTGTGAAGGAACTCGCTTTCTGTCATCAGATGCTTTCGAAGGTGTAGCGGTATTCGCAGAATACGAGTTCATCCTTCAACTCCCCGAGCTTCTCTTCCGCGTGGTCCAGAAGCTGCCGGTGAATCCAGATGTCCCCGCCTTCCTCTTCAGTTTCCCGAATGGCTGCCTTGAGGTCCTCTGCTTCCCACTCAACCTCAACGATGCAGTCTTCGAGGTACTCGATGCGCTTGAGCAGGGAGTCCATCACAGGAACTCCGCAAGTTCACTTTCGAGGTCCATGACGGTGTCCTCTGCCATGCTGAGGTCCCAGCGGAGTTGGTCGTTCTCCGCTTCCAGTTCCGCAATGCGGTCGTGTAGCTCTTGAATCATTGATGCGCTCATTCGAGTACTCCTTGGTTCTTGAGGGCGTTGTAGGTGCGGAAGGAGATGTTCGTGGACCAACCACGTTGAGCATCACGGGAGAGCTTTGGCTTGTACCGGCCAAGCGCGTTACCTACCTTCGTTAGGAGGCCACGGTTGAAGAAGCGGGCATTTGCGAATGCGGTGTGCATAACGGTCATTACAGAACCTCCAGCTCGTCAATAGCGTAGATGCCTTCTGCGCCGCAATCCTGAAGCACCAGGATGGGGAAGTGTTGGGAGAACGTAGTATCGCGGTCCGTGCTGAGTACCGTTCCCAGGAGGCCATCTTCCAGCGGGTGCAGCGAGCGAACCCGAGCGCCCACCTTCAGTTCCTTCTTCGGGGTCTCTGCGGGGATCAGGGTGAGCTCCGAAGCGAGGCAGGGCCAATAACCTTCGCCATCCACTTCCACGTCAATCGGATACGAAAGGCCCTCTTTGATGTTAGTCACCGTGCCTTCGCCAATGCGCGCCCCTGACATGTGGCTGTGGAATACCACGCGGTCACCTACCTTGAAGCCCTGCGGGATTGCTGCCGCTTGAGGTTCAACTTCAGCTTCCACCGGGACCACCAAGGTGTACCGCGCATAGGTCTTCCCATTCGGGTCTTCCTTCATCTCCGTTTCGATGCTCATACCGCGCTTGCGGAGGACTTCGATAGCCGAAGCCAAGCGGAAGATGCCGAAGTTGCTCAGGGCTTCCAGTGCGGTGAGGCTGCGGCCACTCTCCAGATACTCCTGGATGTTCTGAATGCCCGACTTCTTCTTGAACACGTTGTTGCTCATTGACTTGCTCATGTGGATACCTTTAGATGTGTGTACCCCTACCCAGTGGAGGGCATAGCGGGGCCGCCTAGATAGGACTTAGGGGTTAATAAGCGAAAGAGCTGCTGTAACTGATGTACGGCTGATCGAGCAGCTTTCGGAGCTGCTCATCAAGCCATGCTTTGAAGCGGCTGAACATAGCCTTGCTCCTTGAGGAACTGCTGGACATCGAACTGAGGGCAACTGGTGTTGGCGTTAGGGAGGTCCCTGTGTCCAGCCACGATTGCCTTAGGGAACAGCGTGTGGAGGTACGCGATGAGTTCCAATAGGTTCTCTTGCTGGTCCTTCGTGAAGTTGTCAGCAGGGTTCCCTTCCTGGTCCATGCCACCAGCCAGGCAGATGCCGATGGATTGACTATCGAATCCCGGAGCGTGAGCACCAGGCTGGTCCAAGCTGCGGCCAGTCTCGATGTTCCCTTTGCGGTCGATGATGAAGTGGTAACCAACCCACAAGCGGCCCTTCAAGCGGTGGACTCTCTCCATGAACGCTTTGTTGACCCGCTGGCGGGGCTTGGTGTTGCTCGAATGGACTACGATGTAGACCACTGAGTCAGCGGTCAGGGTGGGCATCAGAACTGGTAGCCAACGCCAGCTTCGTAGAGAGCATCAGCGGCCATCGTGCCAAATCCGCCAGTCTCTTCCGTGACATAAGAGCGGCTGGCCAGGCCATCACCTTCCATCAGAATGCTTCTGAGCTTCTCAGCTTCATCCATCGAGAGGGTGAGCTTCACGTTGCCGTTCTTGGTGTGTTTGACTTTCATGCTTAAGCCTTCCAGAAAGTGACTGCAGTGTTGATGACCAACAGCACACAGAGGATGATGTCGAGCGAGATGCTGAATTTCATTTCTTGAGTTCCTTTAGCCAAGCCTCAGGAATCCACTTGTCCGCATACTGGAAGCCATTCTTCAGGCACCAGTCCGCATAGGTGGTCTTCGAGGTCTTGGAGATGGTTGATTTGGAGCGAGTGAACACGAAGCGAATATCGAGCTCCGGGTGCTGCTCCTTGATGAGGAGATGCTTCTTACGGTCTGCAGTCTCGAAGCGGCCCTTGGTTTCAATGTAGATGCCGTTCGGGAGCTTGAAGTCCGGGGTGTACTTATGGGGTGTAGCAGGGGTCACATAGGGAATCTTCTCTTCCTCATATGCGGCAACCACTCCAGCCTGGCGAAGCTGTTCAGCAACAGCCTCTTCCAGACCAGAGCGATACGCGGCTTCAACGTGCCGCGCACCGTAACCTGCACGAGCCATTAGAACTCGTCTTCACCTTTATCCGAGGAGTCACCACCAGCGGTGCCTTCAGAGCCACCCTCAGCGCCATCAGCCGGGAACTCATCAGCTTCATCGTAGCCTTCCTCTTCACCGAAGCCATACGAAGATGCACTCTTGGAACCAGCCGAGACCAGTTCAAGAATCTGCACAGCAGCCAAGCGAAGCGAGAGACCAGCGGCACCCGTAGCAGGCACGAAGTATGGGCTGGCTTCATACGAAACCTTGCCCTCAGTGCCACCCCAGATTTGCGGCGGGTTCTTCAGTGCAACACCCTTGGCATTGAAGATGCCCGGTTTGCGGGTCCACTTCTTCTTGTCCTTCTTGCTGGTGCCCGAAGCCTTCATCTTGAACTTGAAGATGACATAGCCCGTGGGCTCTTCGGTTTCCTTGTCATACTCCGTTTCGTAGAGGTCATTGAGCTGGAAGCCGTTCTTCAGCTTCTTGCGGCTCTGTACCGGGAGCTTGTCGAATTCAGCTTGACCATTGGCCTCAGCTTCTTCGTACATCGGCTGGAGCTTCTTAATGAGCGGCTCAGCGTCTTCCTCGGTCATGCGGAGGTTGACCTTGTATTCCCCATCCGGCTTCGGGAAGTTGTCGTTACCGTAATCCGGCGCGGTCAATGCGGGGAACACGAAGACGCCACGGGGGGTGGTGCCCTTGAGGGTCTTGAATTTCTTATCGTCTGCCACTTTAGATGCCTTGATTGGTGAGGTTGAATTGGTGATGCTCTTGGTCCACGTTGATGCCTTCGTTGAGCATCACCTGGAGCAACTTGCTGGGGACCTGCTGGCCCGCCTGCCAGTGCCCTTCGGCCTGGCGAATGAGGTAGTTGCGGTAGGTCACTTCAGTTCCCCTTTGACATACGCACGGAGAGCCTTAGCCTCCACTGCGTAAAACGTATCGGCATCCGCAGCCATCCGCTGTGCCTTGTTAATGAGTTCGCTTGGGTTCAGCCCGAGCTCTTCGCAGATGACCGTGAAGAGGACTGCTGCGCCAGCCACTTGCTTGTGCTTCTCGAATCCTTGGATGGCCGATAAGGCTGCGTAGGCTCCGTCAACGGCGTGGAACGAGATGATTGAGTTGAGCTTGTCGGTGTTCATGCGTCCACTAGCCCTTGCGTGCGGAGCTTGAAGTCAGCCTTCATAGCCGCGAACGTGATGAAGCCGTGCTTGCGAGCAAAGCGGTTCAGCTTGCGGGTGTGCTTGATGCCGCTACGCTTGCCACCAACGGTGTTCAGGGAGCGGACTACTGCTGCGGGTTGGAATGCGAGGGTCATGTGTTGAGCCTGTGAAGTGGAATTTGGAACTGCGAGAGTGAGGTTTTAAGTGCGGTGTTCTTCGAAGCGATTCTTCAGAATCAGATAGAGGGCGTACTGGTTTGCCCGGTCGAGGATGACTTGCTCATCGTCTTCGAGCGAGCCATCCATCACATGCCGCTCTGATGTCTGAGTAATCAGTAGCCGCTCCTCGCCGTTGATGGCTCTGTTGGTGACTTCTGTGTTCACCGGGCTGGTGAACGTTTCGGAACTGCCAGCCAGCAGAAGGGTGTCTTTCCAGCTCATGTGGTTCTCCAAAGAAAAACCCCCAGCCATCGCTGAGGGTCGGTTTGTTCTGCGAGAGTGAGGTTTTAGGCCACGCTCTTGATTCAGGAAGACATGTGCTAGTGGAACGCTCAGGCGAAAAAGTATTCCGAGTGCATCACACCCTCCAAATCCAGGGAGCCACTCGGGGGCAGCTCAGGGAGCTCCGCAGCCAGCGCTTCGGGAAGCTGCGCGGCCAGTTGAGCCTTGAAGTCTTCCAGCACCTCACCGCTGTACTGATCCACGAATGCCCTACGGAGGAGGTCCCGGAGAGTTTCAGCGGCCCCTGCATGACTACCATAGCTGTCATGGATCATTGCGAAGTCCGTGAGCCCTGTATCTACACAGTAGGCCACAGTACGCATCATGTGGGCTGCATCCAGCGAGTGGATGAAGTTCGGGGAGATGCCAGCAGCCTGCTTGCGGCCATCCAGCTTGTCCCCCTCGTTCTTCAGCATGAGCTGCACACGCCTGCCTGCCACATCGAAGTCCAAGCGTTTGCCTACTTGCTCGCGGTAAGACTGCAGCACGAGGAGGCCGCTGGGGGTGGTCCAGGAAACCGGGAGACCATTCGAAGCAGCCACGCGTGCAGCTTCCTTGAGCCAGTCCATAGCCAAGTGAGCGGCCACCACCACCTTACCGATGGCGCGATAGTTGGTGTCAGCGAGGTACTGGCAGTCCTTCAGGTCAGCCTGCACCTCAAGGCCCTCACCGCGCATCTTCTGGAACACGCCTTCAATCTGCTGGCACATGCCCCGCTTGGTGGCTCCGTAAGGCGTGGTCATGGTGTTGGGCTTGGAGAGCTTGCGGGTCATCTTCCCAGCCCACTTGGCACCCAGCGAGCTACCTTCATCGGCATCGGCCTGCATGAGCGTGTTGGCTGCCTTGGCGACTTCACTATAGATGTCACTCGGTTTATCGCTGGGGACCAGGCCCACGGCAGCGCCGCCCACCTCATCACGAAGCAGCGCGGAGAAGTTCTGCAGGCCATTGCAGGCACCATCCCAGGAGCACGGGAGGTGGCTGATGAAGTCCTCCTGGTCATTCCCGAGGTCCGTATGCATCGTCAGGGCCAGCCACTCATAGCAGAAGGCCAAGAACATGTACGGGCTGTCAGCCTCTGCCCACCAGCGGGAACCGTCCAGGGGATTCATAGCGGCCTCCAGGATTTGGCCCTGATGGTCAATGACCCACTGAACGCGCTCATCGAAGGTCACCTTATCGATGCCAAAAGTGTTCGCTCCGTGGATGGCCAGCCAGCGCGCCCCGTTCTCCCCCAGTGCTTTCCCTTCCGCGAACAGCAGGAGCGCCTTGTCACTGTCGGTTCCCTGCGGGTTCAGGAAGGTGGCCACGGGGTACGCACGGCCACGCCAGTCCAGATTGTGAACGTAGTAGAAGGCATCAATGTTCTCGTACTTCTCAGCCATCCACAACTTGGAGCTCATGCCAGCACGCTTGGATGCAGCGCGGATGTTCTCTTCATACACCTTGGCAGCCTGCTTCTTCCACGCCTTGAGCTCTTCCGGGTCCGGGTTCTCTTGGTCAAAGGTCTTCGGGGGCAGGGGCAGCGGGTCACGGTGCGGGAGCTTGCCGAGGCGGCCGCCGCCATCCCAGACCTCCTTCATCACATGCAGGATGGCCTTATTGATGGACCACGGGGTTTCCTGGAGGGCATTAACGGCCTTGTAGACCATCGGCATGTCAACCTGCTTGAGGTCCTCCAGGTAGTTCCGGTTGGCGGTCTTGATGAGCGGGAAGCGCATTTGCTTGGTCAGGTAGCCGCCACCAAAGGGGCTCTTCCAGGGCAGCGGCTTGACCACCATCGGCATGGCCATAGGGGACATCAGAGCACACCGAGCGTGGCCATCAGCGAGCCACTTAGCGGTTTCCTCGGTGGGGACTACGATGTGCGGGGTGTCATTCGCTCCACGGACGAACTTCTCCACCTTGACCAGCCCGGTGGCCTGCTCGAAGAGACCAATGAGGGCCATGCCCAGGCGCACCTTCTCTGTGTAGCCCCATTTGATGGGGACCACCTTGGCGTAGCGCTGCTGGATGCGCAGAACGATGTGGCGGTGGCGCTCATCGCGGGAGGTCTCCAGCTTCTTCAGGAGCTGCTTGTACAGCTTAGGCTCCTGAGCCTTCAGGTCATTGAAGTTCAGGCAGTCCTCCAGGCGGGAGGCAATATCGCCAGCCACAGCGCCCACCGTGGACATCTTGGTGATGTGGTTGAAGATGACCTTGGCAGTGACAAATGCCACCACCTTGCGGTCTTCGAACTGGTCCAGGTAGCGCACCACACCCACAGAGCGGCTGGCCTTACCTTTCAACCCTTCAGTAATGAACTGCTCAATGGCCGCTGCAGTGGGCTCTACGGCTGCCTTGATGAGCCTCAGGCCAGGGGGCAGGGTGTCTTCCCCGTTGGCTCGTGCTTCCTCATAGCGCTTCATCCCGAGGCCAATAGCTTCCTCTTCGAGCTCCAGTTGGAGAGCGTTGAGGTCATCGTTCTGGATAGTGTTCTGGGTCATGATGTTATTCCCTAGTGGAATGCTTCGGACAATAAAAATGGCTCCTGCGTCAATGCGCGGGAAGCCGTTGAACTTACATTTCGTTTGTTACTACGGTAAGACTATAACAGGGAAGTGATGCGTAAGTGGAACACTTTCCACAAAGATTTGGCATAGGGTAACTACGGAGGAAG